GAGCCAGTACCGGCCCTGCACCGGCTGAACAATCGCATCGGCCCGGTAGGCGTGGGTGTAATCGTCCCGGATCACCGGGATCAGCAACTGGTCGATCGCCGAGCCGACATCGGAGACCCCGGCGGTCAGCGAGATCGTCTGCGCGTGCAGGCTGCGCACCCCGCTATCGCTGAGAAAGAGGATGTCGCCGGTGCCAAACTGCAGGATCGAGCGCGGCGCGACGATACCGATACGGATCAGCTGTTTGAGCGTGTCCTGGGTCGGGTCAGGATCGAGGCTCCAGATTTGCGTCTGCAACCGCGACATGATCGCCATATCGCTGTAATAGACCTCCATCGACTGCCCGAGATCACCATCGGGGTCGTTGAGCGCCAGGTTGATAAAACCGGCACCCGGCTCGCTCACCGAGGCCGGATCGTTATCCGCTGGGTTGTTGACCCCCGAAAAGCGCAGATACTTCCCGTCGATGCGGTACATCTTGGAGCGCCAAGTTCGCATATACGAACCGTGGCTGTCACTGCTATCGGCTTCGTGGACGAGAGCACCGTCGTACCAGCAATAGGTCGTCCCGCTGACACCTACCGCGGAGACATAAAACTTGTCGTCAAACGGCTCGACATCGGTGATCTCGGTGAGGGCTTCCGGTATACCGATCAGCTGGTGATAAATAATCGGCACTGGCAGGCTGTCAGCCGGGATGGTTGTCGGATTAAAGCCGAACACATGCAGCTCGTTGCCCTGCCCGGTCAGAAAGATCGGGCCGATCCCTGCCGGGACCGTCGTCATCAAGACAAAGGCCCGCCGCTTCTCGATCTCACCACCCTGGTTGAGCACCGCGTTTTCCAGGATGCGCAGTGAACCACCCGGCGCGGTCAGGGGTGTCTTGCGGACATCGAGCCCTTCCTTAAAATCGACAACGGAGAAAACCTTGCTCATCAGGAGCCCGGCCCGCTGCCATACCCTGGTGGGATGTAATCCAGCCCAAGGACCGGATAGCTGCGCTCCGAGCCGGACTGTGCGTCACCGCCGCCGCCACCGATGACGACAGGATATTTCTTATGGGCGAACTGGCGCGTCCGGTGCCGCCGCATCGCCTCGTTGGCCTTGGTGAGTTTGAGCGCGGCATCTGCGGCGTTGTCGCGCTGGAGAATTTCCACTGCCGAGAAGAGCGTGATGATGTTGTCGGGCAGCGTCGACAAATCATCATCGTTGACCAGCTTGGTGACGGTCTTCGTCCCGCGCAGCCGCACCAGGGCGTTGGCCGCGGCGGCACTGCCGTCCGGGATCGGCCATAGCTCAAACGTATTGTCGTCGGCGTGGTGCATCCACTTGCGGGTCGGCCAGGATTTAAACCCCATGTCCGAGTTCCACAGGACCATCTCGTGCGGGCCGATCCCGTAAGTCAGCGTGTTGATAAACGTGTTGAACATCAGCCAGATTTTTTCGATATCGTCGAACGCCAGATCGACCGGGTAAGGGTAGTAACGCTGCCCGTCAGCCAGGACGACATCTCGATCGACGATCAGCTGCGGCCAGTCATAGTCCTGGTAGAGCTGTATTTGCGTCCGGTTGAGATAGTAAATCAGCGTGTCCCGGTCATTGATACCGTGCGCGACATTGGTCGAGTGCCCGAGCTCGGCCCGCAAATCGGTCAGCATGTCGCGCAGTTGTTTACCCGCCATAGTTCTGCCGGTGGTCTGGAGGATGGCTCATCCCGGCGTTGACATCCGGGAGTGTCGCCGACGCCCGGGCAGCCGGTGCCCGACGCGAAGAACCGCGGCCGATCGTGTCGCGGACGACATGCGGCAGGTCCTCGGGACGTGGCGGCAGCTCGATGGTCGGGATCGGGACCAGGCCCATGTCCTCGACCTCGTCCTGCGCGTGCGCGGCGATCTCCTCGGGGGTGGGCTCGTCCTCGACCGGCAAGGACGGCGCCTCGACCGCGCGGTCGGTCATGGTGAACTGATCGAGCGGGCGCAGCTTGGGATCGGGGTTTTCCGGGCGCACCGGGCGCGGCTTGTAGACCGGGAGGGTGCAGGGTGGCACCGAGGGGTCGGAGAGCGGGAGCCGCGGGCGGGCGCCAGGAAAGACCTGGTTGACGACCTCGGGGGTGTAGATCAGCTGGACCCGCGCCAGGACCTCCTCATTGGGGGCGTTCCAGGTGCCAACGACATGGACATCGCTGACCGCCTCCTCACCGTGGAGGAACTGCAGGATCGGCAGCTCGGGAAAGACAATCGGCCGCGAGCGGTCCCGGTAGATAACGTTGTCCTTGTCACCAGCGAGGGCGATCATGCAGCGCAACAGGTGAAACGCCGGCATCAGTAACCGCCTTTCCGGGGCGCTTTACGCTCGGGCAACTTGGCCTGGCTCTTGCCCCTGTCGGCCGCGACATAGTCCTGCGCGACCTTCTTGGGCACACCCGAGCCCTTGATATTGCCCGTGGCGACACCGTGCATGAGGCGGCTCTGCGCCTTGGATGTGGACGGCATTAATCCCTCCTTTGGAAAAGTGACGAGGGCCGGCGCTCTGGGTCCGTGGGGGGTCTCGGGGTGCCGGCCCCCGTGCGCGTCAAGCGATCTCGACGACGAGCGCCGAGTTCACCTGCTGCGCAACGCGTTTACCTCTTAGCCTTCCCTTCGCATCACGCTGACGCTCCGGGTCATGCAGCTTGGCGTGCTCGGCCTGGGTCATCACGGCGAGGTTCTCCGGTCGGTTGTCGGTCGGGTCACCATTTCGATGATGAACAATCAACCGCGGTTGCCCGCGAGGCCGCGTAATGACACCGGCAACAGCACGATGCTCACGCTCCCAACCCGTCCGCGTCTTCACCATCAGCACCCCTTTCCAGTTACGCTGAGTGCCGAGCGGGACAAAACGCGGATGCCTAACACCGTGATGAGCTTTTTTAGCATTTGGCCCGCTTCCACGGCAGCTTTTCGAGCAAAACTTACTAATCTTCAAGCGCCTGCGCTCGTTGACCATGTACTCTTTGCCGCAAAACTGACATTTCAGCGGGCCAAAAAGCATGCTACACTCTCCTTATGCGATCTCTACTACGAGAGCCGAGTTGACTTGCTGGGCAACTATTTGCCCGGTGTGAGTCATACTTTTGTACATGACGAACTGGTTGTACGGCCGCGCCGGGGTAAAGCGGTGATCCCACTCACCGTCCTGCTTCATCAGGTAGATGTGGCGCGGGTCCCACCAGTAGGCGCGCTTGGCAAACCCCAGGTCGTCAAGCGTCGGGTCGTACTCGATCGTCGTGTTCATAAACTTGAGCTGACCCATCGACCCGTCCTGGGGACCGGTGAACCCGGTCATCGTGTAGTTGCCGTTGGCGCGCAGCTCGATCTCCATCGCCGAGATAAAACTCGAACCAGCGAGGCACTTGCTGGGGCGGCCACCGTAGCGGATCAGTTGGCGGTACTCTTGCTGGAGAAACTGCAAGAGGGCGCCGCCATTGGTCGTCGCCGAGGTGATTGCGCCCCGCCCGCCGGCCGTGCCAAACGCCGCCGTCGCGGCCCGGTTCTGCCACCAGGTATTGGTCCTGGCGAGGCCGCCGAGCGTGCCGGTGTTCGGGACCGCGGCGATGATCGCCTGCATCCCGGCCAGAGCCTTGGGATCGGCCGTGCCGTCGCCCCACATGAGGGTGTTCATCGACCGGGCGTATTGCTCGCCAAAATCCTCCAGCTTGTCCTGCAGGAGGTTCACCAGGACCGTGACATCGCGGTCCGAGTGGTTGGAGAGCGAGCTGCCGTCACCCTCGTCGTCGATCACCGAGATGCCATCGATCTTGAGCTCGGTGTGGGTCAAGGTGAGACCGATGTGATGCTCACGCCAGGGGTAGTTGACGCGCTGGATGTTGGCCGGCGTGTAGAACGAGACCGTGTCGTTATGGGTGTAACCGACGACATGATCGTTGACCCCGCCAGCACCGTAAGCACCCTTCACCGCGAGGCTGATATTACCCTTGCCACCGGGGAAGGACTTCGCGGTGCTCTCAAATAAACGCAAGAGAGGCTTGGCCTGGATACTTTGCTTAAACGTGTCCCCCTTGTTGTAGTAGTAGTCGAGCGCAGCATTAGCGATGTTGATGATTTCACCAGCCGTAAACGCCATGGCGGTTTATCCCCGTCACGAGGCGCGCCGCATGTTTGCCAGCGCCATCACCACGGCTTCCTTCATGTTGCGTGGGTCGGCGCCACCCGGCGTGCCGGTTGCGACATGGATGCTGGACGGGCTGTTACGGGTGGGTTTTGGCGGGGGTCTTACCCGGCTAAACGTCGCGCGAACCTCGTCATACGCCGTCTGCGACAAGGCCACCGCTTCCTGGGAGCTGCGAGGTGTGCCCCGCTCCTGCAGAAGTGCTTGTGCGTATCGGCGAACAGCACCCGACATTTGGGCGTAATCGGGGTCTCGCCGCTGGATACCCTGTTCCCAGGTATCGACCGCATTGCGCATGTTCTGCGCGTGGGTCATCTGCTGGGTGTAGGTGGCTGCCTGCTGAGCACTCTGAAGCTCGGCCCGGGCCTGGCTGGACTGATGCCGCGTCCGGGTCAGCTCGCGCGCTGTCGCGTCATCGATCAGCCCCTGGTCGACCCGCTCCTGCAGATCGGGGGGTAATCGCAGACCAATGGCTTCCTGCGCCGCCATGACATAAGGCATGACGCCGTTGAGAAACCCCTGGTAATCCCCGCGGCGCAAAACCGCCCCGATCCCCAGCAAGAGGTTGGCGTCCTCCGAGGACAGCT